GCTTGGACACATTGGGTAGTAATTGGTAGACATAAATGAAGCAGAAGAAGTTAGATATAACGGAAAGTTCTACAGTAAGACAGGCGTGTGAGTTTTACTTTCTCACTCCTGCTTACCTTAAGATCTCAGGAAGAAGCCAAAAAGATTATTACAACACTATGATCAAAGCCTGTAATACCCCTGTTCAAAACAATAAGTTGTTTGGTGGCATAAAGCTGAAAGATGTTAGGTTTAAACACGCTACTCACCTGTATGATACCTGGATAAGTAAGATAGGTGTCAGACAAGCTAACTACCACCGCACTTGTATGAGTATAGTTTTTAATACCGCTATAAGGCATGAAGCTATGGTGTCTAACCCTATGAGCCTTATCAGAGGTACACCAGACAAACCTCGTCGCGTTAAATGGAATGAGAGCCAAGTAAAGCAGTTCTTAGATACTGCATTCAGTGAGTACAGATGGAAAGCGATAGGTTTGATAGCTTACATGGCATACGAGTGGGGTCAACGTGCAGGAGATATGCGTAAGTTAAAATGGGATAACATAAACTTTGATGAGCAAAGGTTAGACTTAGAGCAAAGTAAGAGAAGAGCTATTGTTCATTTACCTATAAGCGGTGACTTATTTAAAAAACTTAAAGAACAGTACGAGTACCTTAAAGGTATCTCTGACTATGTAGCACCTCGTGTGTACCCTAGGAACGGAAGTTATTCTGTATACAGTATGTCTGAAGTGTCTTCTTTAGCTAACGAAGTAAAAGAGGAAGCAGGTCTACCTAAAGAACTATGGATCATGGATCTAAGGCGCACAGCTATAACTGAGATGGTTGAAGCAGGAGTTGACGTTACAGGTATAATGCAAGTCAGTGGACACAATAGTCCTCAGAGCGTAGCACCTTATTTAGTTAACACATTCAGTGGGGCATCTACTGCATTAAACCAAAGAAAGGTAAATAAAAAGTGAACATTAAATCTTATTTAGATACCTTAACAATAGCTGAAGGACAACGTTTAAGAATGGATTGCCCACAGTGTAGAGCGAGGAATACATTTACTGTTTGGAAAGATGATGGTGTCTTAGTTTACCATTGTTTTAAACTTAGTTGTTCAGTTAGAGGTGCATACGGTATAGGTATGACTGCTGATGAGATTAAATCTAAAATGCAAGGGTACATAAAAGATAAACCTGTAGATCTAGAACGTATGGTAGTGCCTGAGTACTTAGTTAAACCAACACATCAGCACACTGATATGCAAAAATATATAAGGAAATGGAACCTTTACGATGAAGACTTAATGTATGACGTTAAGGATAGTCGTGCAGTGTTCTTGATAAAAGAAAACAATAGATTGATAGATGCTACAGGACGCTCTCTTAATGGATCTAAGCCTAAATGGTTTAGGTATACAGGAGAAGCGTCTGTTTTTGTTAGGGTATTAGGAAAACCAAATGGTATCGTGATTGTAGTTGAGGATGTTGTTAGTGCTATAACTATAGCTCAACTGTTTCCTAGAACAACAGGCCTAGCTATATTAGGAACCTCACTAGGTGAGGCACAGATGCAACACATACAAAACTATTCTAAGGTAATTGTAGCGTTAGACCCTGATGCTGCACACAAGACCTTGACATACAAACGAGAGATAGAGGCTTGGACAGGATTAAACACTATAGCCATGCGGCTAGAAGATGATATAAAATATAAAATAGAAGAAGATATACATAAAATAGAAAGGATGATACAGTGAGTATATGTGGTGAAATAGAAAACGTGAAAGTAGAAATAGAGTCACTACAAGATTTATTAAGTAATGAACCTAAAGACGGGTTCAGTTCTTGTGCTAATATATCAGTGATGTTGAATGACTCTATAAGATCATTGAAGAAAAGATTAAAAGAGTTGGAAGCCGCTACATGATGGAATTAGCTCTTATCAGAACGCTGATGGATAAAGAGTTTTACGAAAGACACAAAGGGATACGTTGTCCAGATAAAATTTTTACTAAAGACACCAGAAAAATAAAACAAGCATTAGATGTCGCTATGAATGAGTACGACACTGATCTAACTACATCAGACTTAGAGGCTTTGTTCTTTGCTTCTAATCAGACTCTTACTACGGCTAACAAAGAGATGTATAAGACTTTGTTTAGTAGGCTAACTAAAGAACAACCCATGAATAACAATATAGCTGAGGAAGTATTATCTAAATTGTTTCAACAAGTCGTAGGTGAAGAGGTAGCTAACTTAGGCTTTGATTACGTTAACGGTACATCTAATTCTTTAGAGCCTATGCGTAAGATATTAGATGCATACCAAGATGACTTCACGCCTAACTTAAAGATAGAATGGGAAGACATTTCATTAGATACACTGTTAGAAGCCGCAGACATACAGTCACAGTGGACGTTTAATATACCTAGTTTAAAACGTAAGGTCGAAGGTATATATGGGGGTCACTTCATAATTGTAGGAGCTAGACCTAATACAGGTAAGACATCTTTTCACGCATCTATTGTAGCGTCACCTAACGGCTTTGCTCATCAAGGTGCTAAGTGCATTGTGTTATGTAACGAAGAAAAATATGATAGAGTAGGTGGCAGGTACTTGTGTGCTGCATCTAGTATGTCACTCAAGGAAGTGAAAGAGAATAAAGCTTTGGCAGCATCTCGTTATAATCCTGTACATCAAAACATAAAGATCAAAGATAGCATGGGTAAAGATCTATCGTGGGTAGAAGCAATCGTTAAACAAGAAAGACCTAATATAGTTATACTTGATATGGGTGATAAGTTCGCTCAAAAGACAAGTGATAAGTCTGATGTATACCTTAAAGATGCAGCTATCTACGCACGTAACATAGCTAAGCAGTATGACTGTGCAGTCATATGGATGTCACAGTTAAGTGCAGAAGCTGAAGGTAGGGTGCGTGTAGATCAATCTATGTTAGAAGGTAGTCGTACAGGTAAAGCGGCTGAAGCTGACTTGATGATACTACTCGCTCGTAATCCTGTAACGGATGAATCTGAAGAGGAAGACAGGCAAAGACATTTAGTGGTCGCTAAGAATAAGTTAACAGGGGGATGGCACGGTACTATTCACTGTAACTTAGATGGTGAACGCAGTCAGTACTTGGTGTAGCTATGAGATTAGTATTAGATGTAGAGAACACAGTAACTAAACGAGGTGGTAAGCAACACCTAGATCCCTTTGAGCCTACTAATCACTTAGTACAAGTAGGGTTCAAGAACGTAGATAGACCTACAGAACGCTTCATGCTTACCTTTGATCACAATGAATACAAAGATACCAACGGTGCTAACTACCAGTTGGTTCAGCAAGCGTTAGATGAGACTTCGTTACTCATTATGCATAACGCTCAGTATGACTTGATGTGGTTATGGGCGAGTGGTTTTAAGTATGAAGGTGCTATCTGGGATACGATGTTAGCAGAATACATACTTGTACGAGGGCAGAAGATGCCTTTGTCGCTAGAGCAATGCGCTATCAGAGCGCACTTACCTTTTCAGAAAGACGATACACTTAAGGAATACTTTAAGAAGGGATACAACACTGATGAGATACCTCTTAAAGAATTAAGCTTTTACTTAGGTTGTGACTTAGACACTACGTGTTCCTTATACGAATACCAACTAAAGAAGTACGCTTTAGATGACGCTAAAGGTATGACTACGGTTAGGGATCTTACGTTTAAAGTTTGCCAGACTCTTACCCGTATGTATATGTCAGGCTTTAAAGTAGACCGTAAAGCTTTACTACAAGTACGCAATGATTTTCAATTAGAGAAAGCTGAGCTAGAAGATAGGTTACACAATCAAGTTAAGATACTGATGGGGGATACTCCTATTAATCTAAACTCCCCAGAACAAATGTCTCAGGTTATATTTAGTAGACGTATAAACAATAAGAAGGAATGGGCTGATCTATTTGAGTACACTAGGACTCCTGCTGAATACAAGGATGCAGTAGAAGCTAACAGTAAACTTATCAGGCGTACAACTGCTTACACCTGCCCTGTGTGCAGAGGAGAAGGTAAGACATATAAAACTAAAAAAGATGGTAGTCGCTTCGCTAAACCTAATAAGTGTGTAGGTTGTGATACTCGTGGCTATCAACTCAGAGAATTAAATCAATTAGCTGGTCTAGGATTGGTTGCACCCTCTAAGAAGTGGGTTAGTGCTAATGGCTTTAGCACCAGTAAGCAGAACTTAGATGTATTAATATCTACAGCTAAGAATAATAATATGGACGAAGCTATAAAGTTCTTGACTGATCT